CCCCCAATGGTTACCGTTGTAGGTTCTTCAAGTAGGGTTTGTGCTACTTGTTCTTCCATAGGTTACGCTACTTTTTCGATTGATAAAAATCCTTTACCACCATTAAGGATAGTGATTTCTACTTCTACGTTGTAACCACTATCTTCTGTATAGGTGAGTTTACCACTTACAGAGCAATAGAACATATCAATCTTTTCTGCTCCAGACACTTTTGGAACAATAGAAAAAGAGAACTTCTTAGTAGAAACAAAAGACTTGATGATGAGTTTGTCTCCAGACTCTTCAATATCCCAAATTTCAGAAAGCAAAGACTTGTTAAGGTTTTTAACGGTGCATTTTGCTTTCACTACAGGTTCGCTTTTCATTTGGTCGATGACTTCACCGCCAATAGCTGTCCATTTTAACTCTTTGCCGTCCTCTGTCTCAAAAGAAAAACTATCTTCTTTGACAATACCTAACGTTTTGAGTACTGTACCCATTGCACCCCCTGCCCCTGGTGCACCAAATTTAAATTCTAATTTGCCCCAAGCGGAGGCGTTGTTATCTACGTATGCCATAATCTTTAATTATTAAATGTGTTATATCTGAATTTTACTTTTGCGTTGATGAAAAATTGTTTAATATCTGTGTCCTCAAAGGTTTGTATCATCTGATGAAGTTGCAACTTGTAATTGTGTAGGGCTGTTTTAGCTTCTTCAATGATAGGTATTAAAGCCTGCTCAATAGCTTCACAACGTACAAAGTTTTTCCTATACTGATTATCGTTGTTTTTAATCATAGGAACAAAAATATTGATGTTAAACATACCTGACTGATACTCGCCATCTAAACCTGTTAGGAATGCTATTACACAATCCTCTTTCAGGGAGTTCAATGGACGCACTCCCAATCTGTATGTCTGACCATTTATAAGGGGATTTATCTTGTCCTTGAAATACTTGTAAACATCGCTTTCTATTTGTGAGGCTGTTTTTTTCATTTTCTATTTGTGATGTTGTTTTTTCCATTACGATAATGCTTTTAGGAGTTTAGGCACTTCTTTTTCGGCTAATAATTCAGCTGATGAAAGTACATTGTAATTGCGCGCTTCTACATAAGCAGCGTACTTCATTCCTGCTACTACTACCAGTACAAAACCTTTTGGGTATTGAGATATTACCTTATTGATGAACATTTCGCCCTCTTTTTGTCCATTACCTCCTGACTTAGTGAGTTTAAAACCTCCTTTTTCAATGGCTTTGCCGTCTTGTAGTACTACATAGCCTATTGATGAACGGAGGTTACCCGTTTGGTCTTGATAGCTACCATTTGTCCGTGATTCATCGATACACATTTCTCCTACATACTTCAATATGCGTATTACTTTTTGGTGATACTTTTCTACTTTCTCACGCAATATACGTTCTATATCGTTGGAATTGAATTGTGGTGTTATCATACGAATATACGGCAATGAAAGTAATCTCTTGAAAATCGTATTACTTGCTTTTCGATGCGAATATTTCCCTCTACATCTACTACTTGCAAGGTATTACCCGCTTCTATTTTTGGTGTATCTTTGGGAGCATAGATAGTAGCGGTACATTCAAATATTTGACCATCTACTTTAGTTATCTTTTGCCCCGCTCCTGCTATCTCATCACGGCAAATACCTATTTCTTTCCACTCGATAGGGTCGCTTGGATAGGTAGGTATACCATTTTCATCAATAGTAGGGTTTTGTGATACTTTCACCTTTAATAGATACGGGTATATTTTCATTTCCTTGCAGTATTTTAGAATAAGTTGGTAATATCTCTTACAGTGGCTTTTTCCTCTAACAAATTAACCCTGCCGAGTTGCTTACAAAGCAAATTGTAAAAGGCAGTAATAGCTGATTTGTCATAAGAAAAAGATAATCCACCTTCTGAAAAGGACACTGGGCGCAATAAGAGTTCAGGAATAAGGTTGTAGAAAAACATCTTTGTCTTTCGTTCGTTATCCTCGTTGAACTCATCAGAAAGCCCCAATCCTACCCGTTGCATTTCGGCAATGAGTAGGGTGGTGGGGTATTCCACGTTCCATAGTTTCAGTTTCTCATCTATGTACGCTTGTGCGGTCATCTTAGAACTTTGTTTTGATGATGAGTTTGCGCTTAGAGTCGTTCAATACTGGAGTAGCGAACGCTGTAGCTTTGGTAGATACTGATATAGGGTCTTGATGCCCAAAAGTATTTACCAAAATGAAGCTATCCTTAATAGATTTGCTCATCACATCGGCAAAGTCCATTGTGAACTCTGGAGTAGTGGTGTATTGAGTAGTACCCAACAATGCTGAAGTAGAGAACAATATGTTACCCTCTTCCCAACCATTAGCCACTGTTACTTCTCCGTTTTTGCCCTCAAAGCTGATGAAAGACTCCCATACTTTGATAATAGGCAGTCCACGTTCAGCAAGTTCAGCGTTAAGTTGTTCCAAACGCACATCAGGCAAAATGGTAGTATTGTTGATAGGAATGCCTAACACAAAAGCACGTGTGTTTTTGTTTTTCAATACCTGATTGAGAGTGGCACGGCTCATAGTGATAGTAGCATAACTATACCCTTTGCCTTTGGCTTCCTCTTGGTATTTTTCGATTTCCTCTATAGGGTTAGCATCAGCATCCGCCCATTTCTTTACAGCGTTTTGTGTTTTTACCTTGAAGTCTACTGATACATTCACCACTCCGCCATTATTGGTAGTGGTAGTTTTGTATTTACCAGTAGACACAAGTTGTTTAGCCATCCACTCCATACGAGCATTGATGCCGTCTATACAAAAACGAGGGTCTTCGTATATCTTGTCAATAAGCTGGTTTTTGATACCCGCATTAGTAGGGTTTGCAGTCACCGCATAACGGAGTTGCTGAATGGTTAGGAGGTCTTTTTCGTTCAAATCGCGGGCGATTTCTACTTTTGGTATTTCGCCTTTGATGTTTTCCACGAACTCGCGCCCTTTGCGTGGTGCTTTTGAGCCAATAGCCACGATGTCCGCCATTATTTTAGCACCGTCAGCCCCTTCAATATTAGAATAAGTAAGAAAAGGATTGTACAACAAAGGGAAATGCTCGCGGTAGCGCAAATCTCCCAAAGGGTATGCTTGAATAATAGCATTCATATTAGCCTGAGAAAACTCGGTAATAATGTTGTTTGCGTTGATATTCATCTGCTTTTAATTTTTTAGGTTATTAAATGAATGAGATACGAGGCAAAGCGGTGCGTAGGAATGCCACGCCTGCTTTTTCTTTGTCGGGTAGCGCGTCTTTGCGTGCTGTTCCTGCCATAACGACTGCTACAAGTGGCATATCGTCAATGACTACATCGTGAGCGGTTAGCCCCAATGCTCCTGCAGTATTGGCTTGTGAAAGGTCTTCTTTTACAACCTTGAAAGTACCATTAGTGTCGGGCATTACGAGCGTTCCTGCTGGAATAACTCCATCTGTAAAGCGTTCCTTAGCAGTAGTAGGGTCTATATACACTCCGCCAGGGTAGGTAACATCCAACTGGTCAAATACAACTATTTGGCGACCTGCTTTGTCTGAAATTTGGACTTGTTTCATAAATGTTTACTGTTTTTTGAAATTATCGTTAATATACGCTTGTACATCGGCAGAAACGCCATTGTTGTCTTTTCCTGCTCCTAATACTGAACCTGAAAGAGATGAAAGCCCTGCATTTGCTTGCGTTTGCAAAAACGCTTGTTCATCGGCTTTGAGCTCGTTTACAAAGGCGTTCATTTCTTCATCGTCTTTGAAAGTACGCCCTAAGTGGTGTTTGTAGAAAGTCTCCGATACCCCCTGCGTTTTGAGTTGGTTTAGGAAACGTTCTTTAGCACTTTGTTGTTGCTTTTCAGCTTGTAATGCTGCAATAGTTTCATTTTGTTTATTGACAACTTCCATAAGGTTTTTTGCCCACTCTGGCACTTCATCAGGCTTAGGCTCTGTGGAGGAAGTAGGTGGGTTTTGAGGATTTGGATTAGATTTAGCCCTCATTTCTTCGAGTTCTTTCTCTAATTTCTTGCGAGCCTCTTCAGCTTTTGTAAGACTGGTTCGCCCTTTGTCGGCTACTGATTGCAATAGCTTAACTTCTTCCTCAACTCCTTGGACGGCGTTTTCGATTTCGTTTTCTCCTTTAACCGCTGTAGCCAATCGGGTGGCTATAGCTTTTAAAACTGATTCTTCCAACCCCAAGTGCGCATACTTGGTTTTGAGTGATTGTAGGATTTTTTCCATAAGATGTACAATATATTTTTTGTTTTTGCAAAGGTACGGAGGGGCGTTGTAGATTGTATATTTGCTATTTAGGAAAAAGTTAGTAATTATTTAGTAATACAAAAACGCCCCTATAAAGAGGCGTTTTCGGTGTTAAACTAAGAATATATTCACTTCAAAAAGCGTTTAAGTTTGTTTCGTATAAAGTAAAAGGCTATCAATAGTACTACGATAATAGCTATAAGGTATAAATAGGAACTTTTTACGTTTTTTGTTTTATGAGAAAAAGCCGTTTCTGAATGCCTTTGCGTTATAAAATAAGTGTTAGCCTTAGTTATATTATCAAGGGTAGTATTCGCCACTATTTGGCTATTAGAAAGGTTGCTTTTAGTCGTAATCTTCACCTTTCCACCACTTACCCTTATAGTTTCATTATCGCCGTCGCGAATGCGATAATACACTAACTCTTTGCTATTTCCTATACTATCCTTATCGCTCTCTACTGTTACCTCGTACTCTTGAGAGGTGTGTGTATCGAGTTGCAAGGTTTGAGTATTTTGTTGAAAAAGAGCCGTACTATCCTTGTACTTTATAATACGCTCTTTTTGAAATTGCTTTTGCTCGGTGTTGGTTACCTCTTTACGAGTTCTACACCCTATCAAGGTGAGGAACGCTAATAATGCAATGATTATTCTATTCATAACTACTTTTCTTGTTTTCTAATTTCCTTTTCGAGCCACATTGTGCCCTCTTCTAATTTTGTAATTACAAGTGATAACTCTCTTGTACGTGGCAACTGCTCTACTTTTGTAAGTAAGCTGTCCAATTCCTTTTTTAATTCTTTAAATTCTGCTGTCATTTTCTTCTATTTTTTTGATTATCTTCTTCAAACTATCAGCGTAATCAGGAGCGGTAGCATAGCCTGCTTTGGCTACTTCTTCGGCAAACTTGTAAGGGTCTGCTTTTACCTCCAAAGCCTTAGCGTATCGTTTGTTTTTGAAAAAGAATTGTGCGTGGTCTGTAAAGCATTCTTCGGGCGTGTCGTACTTCCTGAACCAATCCCTCACCACGTACAAATATTTGCCGTCCGCACGCTTAGTAATGCTGATAATCTCAGGAAAAAGTCCCTTTGTTACCATAGGTACGGAAAGTACCTCCGTAGTACGCACTAACTGCTTCTTACTTGCAGGCGTTTCCTTGCCTGCTTTTACACCAAAAAACATATTCCCTGGCACGCTCTTAGCCCACCCACTCTCTAATGCAGCTTGTGCTAATGTGAAGAGGTGCGAAATACCCGTTTTGCGCTCTGTTTCAAGCGCAAAGGGTTTGTACTGCTTTATAAATTCTTTCCGTGTCATTGTTATTCGTTATTAGAGGTTTGAGATGTTTCGGACTGTTCAGATTGTTCAGCTTTTTCATTCATATAATTAGAGATGGTTTTAGCGACTTCCTCTAAGTTCTCACGATTGATAAACACTTGCTGAACGACTTGTCCCGCTCGGTCTAACCGCACTTTGTCTTCGGCTTTTTCGCGTATTGATTTGATTTCTATCAGGCATAGTACTATTGCCATAAAGAATGTGATAAAAGGAAATAGCCACAATGAGGTTTGGTAATAGATTTCTAAGTACCAAGAGAGCAATCCATACATACTATCCACAATAGTACAAGCTATAAGAATGTTGTAGTATTGCGCCATTTTGCTAATGGTACGTCTATATCCGTAGGAAGTTCGTGTTTCGCCGATACGTTTAGCCTTGCGCACACCACTCCAAAGGTCGGCGAATATCATAAGGAGTACGAGAATGTAGATACCGAGTAGTATCCATAGGATTACAA